TCGAAGAAGAAGAGACCGTAACCGACGAGGTTGTTTCCGAAGAGGAGACCACCGAAGAGGAAGTCGTTTCTGAAGAGGAGACTACTGAAGAAGAGGTTATCGCTGAGCAAGAGTTTAGCGTCGAAGAAGACGTTAATGCACTCTTCGAAGGCGAAGAACTTTCCGAAGAATTCCAAGAGAAGGCACGCACCATCTTCGAAGCAGCAATCAAATCTAAGATTGTTGAAATCGAAGAGTCCATTAAGTCTGCTTATGAAGAGCAACTCGTTGAAGAAGTTGCAACTATTAAGTCGGAACTTCAAGAGCGTGTTGACTCTTATCTTGAATATGTTGCTGACGAGTGGGTCTCTGAGAACCAACTCGCAGTTGAGCACGGTCTCCAGACCGAAATGACCGAATCATTCCTCGCCGGAATGAAGAGTCTTTTTGAAGAACATTATGTAACCATCCCTGAAGAGAAATATGATGTCATCGAGAGCATGGTAGATAAACTTGATGAAATGGAAGGAAAACTCAACGAGCAAATCGAAAGAAATATTGCTCTGAACAAAAGATTAGCAGAATCCACTGCGGATGTAGTTTTTGCAGACGTAACTGAGGGTCTCGCCGCCACTCAGAAGGACAAACTCGCTTCTCTTGTCGAAAATGTTGAGTTTGAAAGTGAGTCAGACTATCGTGAGAAGCTCGTAACTCTCAAGGAATCGTATTTCCCTGAGAATGCAGGCGCTCAAAGAGACACTGCAGAGAATCTCTCTGAAGAAACTAATCAACCCACCTACCAGGAAGTTTCTGGTACGATGGAGAAATACCTTCAGACTCTGAACAGAGTCTCCAGAAAGTGATTTCTAAATTATACGTTCAAACTGTAACTTTTTAACGAGGTTAAATTCAAATGCACGCCCCTATTAATCAAGAGGCTCTGCAGGAGAAGTGGGCACCCCTACTGGATGCGGAAGGACAAGATCCTATCAAAGACGCACACCGTAGAATGGTTACCGCCGTTCTCCTGGAGAACCAAGAACAAACTTTAAAAGAAGAGAGAGAATTCCTCTCTGAAACTCCCACTAACGCTGCTGGTACAGGTGGTTTCAGTGGTAGTGCAACCGCAACAGGTCCTGTTGCTGGTTTCGACCCCGTACTGATCTCCTTGATCAGACGCTCTATGCCTAACCTGGTCGCTTATGACCTCGCAGGCGTTCAGCCCATGAACGGTCCTACCGGACTGATCTTCGCAATGCGTTCACGCTACAAGACTCAGAGTGGAACCGAAGCTCTGTTCGACGAAGCAGATACCGCATTCTCCGGTCAGAACGAAGGATTCGACTTCGGTGGATCCAACGTTGGTATGGGTACAACTGGTCAATCCGGTTCTAACCCTGCTGCACTTAACCCCAACTCTGGCGTAAACGGTTCTACCTACAGCGTCGGTCAGGGTATGACCACCGCTCAGGCTGAAGATCTCGGCACCTCTGGCGATGCCTTCAACGAGATGGCATTCTCGATCGAGAAGGTCACCGTAACCGCCAAGTCACGCGCTCTGAAAGCTGAGTACTCCTTAGAACTCGCTCAAGACCTCAAGGCGATTCACGGTCTGAACGCTGAGGCTGAGTTGGCAAACATCCTGTCAACTGAGATCCTCGCTGAAATCAACCGCGAAGTCATCAGAACCATCTACAAGGTTGCTGAGCAAGGTGCAACTGCAAACGTTGCAACCGCAGGTACTTTCGACCTCGACGTTGACTCCAACGGTCGTTGGTCTGTTGAGAAGTTCAAGGGTCTTCTGTTCCAAATCGAGCGCGATGCCAACGCAATCGCACAAAGAACTCGTAGAGGAAAGGGCAACACCATCATCTGCTCCGCAGACGTTGCTTCCGCTCTAACCATGGCTGGTGTACTCGATTACACCCCTGCACTCAACGCTAACCTTAACGTTGATGACACTGGTAACACCTTCGCTGGTGTTCTCCAAGGTAAGTATCGTGTCTACATCGATCCTTATGCTGCAAACGTTGCTGCTGATCAGTACTACGTTGTTGGTTATAAGGGTTCTAGCGCATACGACGCAGGTCTCTTCTACTGCCCATATGTTCCTCTCCAGATGGTTCGTGCCGTCGGTCAGGACACCTTCCAGCCCAAGATTGGCTTCAAGACCCGTTACGGTATTGTTGCTAACCCATTCGCAGAAGGAACTACCGCAGGTCTCGGTGCTCTCACCGTTAACGCTAACCGCTACTATCGTCGCGTCAAGGTTGCTAACCTCATGTGATCGATACCCCTTAGGGGAAACAAAAAGAGGTGGGTCTTCGGACCCCCCTTTTTTTATGTCTAAATATAGAAAAGGATAGTAATTTCCAATGAAACCAACTCCAAGACAAAGCAAAGAAATTCATGAAAACTACGAGAAAGTAGTTAATCATCTTATTTCTGAAGGATATGCAGAAGACAAAGAATCTGCAGATTCTATCATCAATGGAATGAGTGAATCCTGGTACAACCTAATCATCTCTGAATGATAAATGATTGATCCGTTTTATAAGCAAATTGCCAATAGAAACTTCCTAGCAACAACTGGGTTTAAGTTTACATTGGCACGAGCACCGAAAGCCGACTTTTTCTCCAATCAGGTAAACATTCCTGGATTTAGTCTTGGGGCTGCGATTCAACCAACGTACCTCAAGAATATTCCTGTACCTGGAGATAAGTTGGAGTTCAATGACTTCACAATGAGATTCATGATTGATGAGGATCTTGTCAATTACAACGTAATTTCAAACTGGATGAGAGGTCTTGGTTATCCAGAGAACGTCAAAGAATACTCGGATTGGATTTACGAAGATCATAGAGGCAATATCAACAACGATCCAAACATCTCAGATGGATCACTAATTGTCTATAATAGTAACTTCCAACCAACTCTAACTTGCAAATTCCAAGGAATGTTCCCAACTTCCTTATCTGATATTGAATTTGATGCAAGTGCTACCGATGAAGCGTATGCGACTGCATCTGTAACCTTTAAGTATGTAATTTATGACCTCCTTGAATATGAATCTTGATGAAATTCAAAAACTATGGGAAGAAGACTCAAAAATAGATGAAGACAATCTCCACACAGAATCCACAAAGATTCCAAGTCTTCATGCAAAATATTATCGTCTCTTCAATAACATCCTGACTCTGAAGAAAGCTCAGGAAAATAAGTACAAGATTTTAAAAAAAGAAAAGTGGCAATACTACACAGGGAAAGCAGAACCCGATGTGTATATTGAAAAACCCTTTGATCATAAGGTTCTAAAGAATGACCTAGACAAATATCTTGATGCAGATGAAGATCTGATCAGGTGTCAAACCAAGATGGAATACTACCAGATGATGTTGAATTATCTGGATAGCATTATCAAAACTATCTTAAATAGAACATACCAGTTGAAAAATGCCATTGAATGGCAGAAATTTATTAGAGGATATGACTGATATTGTAATTGCAAAGAAGAACGAAGTATTTCTGAAACTGAAGGCAGAACCTCATATTTTTCAGGAATTATCTGAACACTTTACTTTTGATGTACCAGGGGCAAAGTTTATGCCTCAGTACAGGAGTAAGTATTGGGATGGAAAAATTAGATTGTTCTCTACTCACACGGGAGAGATCTATGTCGGTCTTCTCGACAAGGTAGTTTCTTGGGCAAAAAGATACGATTACAATATTGAGTTTGAAAATAATAAGTTCTACGGAACTCCTTTAGAAGAGAATGAAATGATTTCTCGTGAAGGAGTCAAAGACTATATGACCAGAATCTCAAAACACAAACCAAGAGATTATCAGGTCGATGCAGTATATGATGCACTTAGATATAATCGCAAGTTGTTAATCTCTCCAACTGCGTCAGGTAAGTCATTGATGATTTACTCTGTTGTTAGATATTTTGCAGAGAGAAATCAAAAGACTCTTCTAGTTGTTCCTACAACGTCTTTGGTTGAACAGATGTTTAAGGACTTCCAAGATTACGGATGGAATGCAGAGGATTACTGCCACCGCATCTACAGCGGTCGTGAGAAGACGAATGAGTTTCCTGTAGTGATTACCACATGGCAGTCCATTTACAAACTGCCTAGAGGATTCTACGATGCATTCGATGTAGTCATTGGTGATGAAGCACACCAATTCAAATCAAAGTCCCTGGTCAATATCATGACCAAACTTGCAGATGCAAAATATCGTTTTGGTTTCACGGGAACTCTTGATGGAACACAAACACATAAGTGGGTTCTGGAAGGATTGTTTGGACCATCTTACAAAGTTACTCAAACAAAAGAACTCATTGATAAAGGTCATCTATCTAAACTACAAATCAAGATTATCATCTTGAAACACAATCCTCAGGAGTTTGAAGCTTTTGAAGATGAAGTTCAATTTATCATTCAACATCAAAAACGAAATAACTTTATCAAGAATCTTGCATTAGATCTGAAGGGTAATACTCTTGTCCTTTTCCAAAGAGTAGAAACTCATGGACAACCTTTATATGAATCGATAAATAGTTCTGTGAAGGATGGAAGAAAAGTATTTTACGTTCATGGAGGAGTGGACGCAGAAGAAAGGGAATATATCAGAGCAATCACAGAAAAGGAAAACAATGCAATCATTGTTGCATCTTACGGAACATTTTCCACAGGTATCAATATCAAGAACCTTCATAATGTGATCTTTGCTTCTCCATCCAAATCTAGAATTAGAAATCTGCAGAGTATTGGTAGAGTTCTCAGGAAGGGAGACAACAAGACACAAGCAGTTTTGTATGACATTGCTGATGATTGTACAAAAAATTCAAGAAAGAACTACACACTAAACCATTTGATTGAAAGAGTTAAGATCTATAATGAAGAGAACTTTAACTATGAATTCATTCAAGTAAACCTCAAAGAATAACTTATGGAAGAAGACTTCTATGCAGTAGTAAAATTAATATCTGGTGAAGAGATCTTTGCAATTGTCTGTCCTACATTTGAGGATGAAAGACAAATGTTGATTCTTCAAAATCCAGTGACCATTGAAATTATTGCAATGAAAAATATCGGAATGCAAGGTTATAAAATTGATCCTTGGTTACGATTTGCTGATGATGATACATTTCTACTGAGCATGGATAGAGTAATTACTATCAGTGAAGTCAGAGATGATGAAACGATTGAGATGTATCACAAATTTATAAGACAACAAGAACAGAGAAATAGTGCTCCTCAACTCAAGGGTCAGCAAGGTTACGTAAATTCAGTAACCGATGCAAGAAAAATGTTTGAGAAACTCTATAACTCTAAAGAAGAAGAATCTAAAGATAATAGCTGATCTTTGAAACTCCACAGAGTAATTGTATCGATTATCAGAGGTGTTGTCAAGTCTTTCGGATAATGTTATAATTTGAACAACTTAGTATAAAAAGGACTCATGGAACCATGCAAAAACGTAAAAGATCCGAACATTATGTAAACAACAAAGAGTTTCTTGCAGCAATCATTGCTTACAAAGATAGTGTTGCTCTTGCTGAAACCAGAGGTGAACCAAAACCACGTATTACTAATTACCTTGGTGAGTGTTTCTTGAAGATCGCTACCCACTTGTCTTACAAACCGAACTTTGTCAATTATATGTTCCGTGAGGACATGATCTGTGATGGAATCGAAAATTGCGTTCAGTACATTCATA